CCAAATGTAGATGGCATCGTTTCAATTAATGATTTATAATCATTTAATGTTACCGCTCTATTTTGTGCCGCAAAATTATATGCAACCATGTTTCTAATTTCTTCGATTGTTGGTTGGTCAGCACCACCGATTGCGGGAGTTACATTGGATACTCTTAATGAACTAACTACTTGACTATTAACAGTTCCGTTTGGACCGTTTACATTAAATTCAACCTCATCCACACTGTTAATAACATTCACACCTAAGTTTGAACTTTTTCCACCACCAATTCTGTACTTAACAAATAATGTGGTACCAGCTTTTGGTATTGACCCCAAAGACATGTTATTCAAATAACTTGCTAAGTTCACTTTAAGTGAACCATTCATGTAATTGTCTAAATTATCCAATGGGTCTACATTTCCTGAACCAAATGTCAAAGAATAATAACCTTCAGGGGTATGTTCCGTATAAAATTTATTTACAACATTAATATATTTTCCCGCCTTAAAATTATCTTTGTCAGATACCGCAGTTGGGTCGGGGATGAAAACTTTATCTTGTATTAAAGATTTAACTTCATACCATTTATTTGTTATCGTTGTAAATTCACTAGACGTTGGATTAGCGTTAAAACTTGTACCATCCTTATGAATAACTGAAGTAACTCCTAATACATTTTGTTCAGGTAAATAAAGTCTTAAAAAAGGTTTTTGGTCTAATTCTGTGATAACCCTTCTATATATTCTTGAAACCCCATTAACGACAGGTTCTCTTTTAGTTATTGTATATGATACTAATGTATTGTTACTATCAAAATTTGGTATTTTTAATCGATTTGGTTCACCTTTGTCATTAAAAGGACTTGAAAAATCAATATCAGTAATAGACTCAAATATTTGACCCGCACCTGAAACTTGGGCACCAATTCTAATTGTACCCAAATATCTTTCGTCTTCCTTATCACCTCTAACAGGAACATTTATTGAGAAATCAGCCAAAGAAACTGACGGTCTATTACCTGGTATCTTAATACCATATGTTTTTGCAATATGAAATAACGATTGTCTTTGTTGTGCAAAGTCCAACATAGTTTCTTGCCAAACTCTATCAATGTGGAAATGTAAATTATCCGCAACCGCAGCATTCAAATCTAATAATACCGAGAATATGGATGCGTCGTTTGTGTTCTTGATTAAATCAGGATAGTATTCGGTAGTTAGGTTTACTAACTCTTGTCTTAATCCAGCGAAATCTCTGGTTGCGTATGATATTTTTTTAGCCATTTTATATGTTTAATATTATAAAGTCCGAAGATGAAAAAGCTCCGTTATTAACTGTGTAGTTTATTTTAACCACCGCAGTGTATGGTTTAGTTGCATTGTCACTTACTCTAAAAAGTCTTTCATCTTCATTTTCTGTAAATGTAGTTGTATGGTCAGGGTCATCTTCTGCCGACATAACCAAAATTGAATTGATATCTAAATTTGGTATATACTTTTTTACAGATTCCCTAATTTCATCTTCAATTAAATTAAACGTCACGCTATCGTTTTGGTCAAAAATATATTGATATAATCTAGTCCCAAAATCAGGTAGATAATACCTACTTCCTTTTTTTGTCAATAAAAGATGAATTAGATTGGCTCTAATCTCTCTTTCAGGACTACTAGTCATCTTTATAAACTTACCTTGGAGACTATCCCTAAAAGGGAAATCTATACCATATGTTACTGCCATAACAATAAATATAAACAATACTAAAATGGTAATAAATAAAAAATCCAACCTAAGTTGGATTTAATATACTATTTTAAAATTGACACAAGTATCTTAAGAACCACAACCCTCACAATCAAATGGGGAATCTGTTGGCTTTACTGTTGTCATTTCCATTTCTGGTGTTTCTTCACTTATTAATGTGTTATTTGTTGGGGTGGATAAAAACACCGCAGTTTGTTGTCCAGGATTTTGTTCCACAGGTTTTGAACTTGACATATCAATACCCAAACCTTTTAACGCGTCCACCGCAGCTCTTGTTCTTAAATAATACATACCAGTTTTTAATCCTAATTTCCAACCAAATAAATGTGCCGCCAATAATTTAGGTTTAGTTGCATTATCAATAAATAAATTTAAAGATTGAGATTGGTCAATAAAAACACTTCGATTTGCTGCCATCTGTAAAATTCTTTTTTGTGACATTTCCCAAACGGTCTTATATCTTTCTTTTACTTCGGTAGGTATTTCAGGGATATTTTGAACTGACCCATTTTCCATTATTAATTTATTTTTTAAGTTGTCATTCCAAACATTCAATTTAATTAGTTCTTTAACTAAATGTTTATTGATAACAATAAATTCACCACCTAATGTTCTACGAGAATATAAGTTAGTTGTAAATGGTTCAAACGCCTCATTATTTCCTAAAATCTGTGCTGTAGATGCTGTTGGCATCGGTGCAACTAATAATGAGTTTCTAACACCATTGGATTTTATTTCTTTTCTTAAAGATTTCCAATCCCAACGACCTGACAAATCTGAGTCTTTTTTACCCCACATTTCATATTGGAAAATACCTTTTTCAATAGGTGAACCAACAATAGACTCATATGGTCCAAATTCTTTAGCCAAATCTTTAGATGATGTTAATGCCGCAAAATAAATTGTTTCAAAAATATCTGTCTGTAATGTATCTGACAATTCACTTTCAAATGGTAAACCCAATAAACAAAATACATCCGCCAATCCTTGAACCCCTAAACCAACAGGTCGATGTTTGAAGTTTGAACGTTTTGTTTCTTCGGTTGGGTAAAAATTTAAATCGATTACGTTGTTCAAGTTTTTAACAACTTGGTAGGTATATTCATATAACATTTCGTGATTAAACTCACCGTTAATGATATACTTAGGTAATGCGATTGATGCCAAATTACAAACAGCTTGTTCTGTTGGTGAAGAGTATTCAATAATTTCGGTACATAAATTTGAAGATTTAATTGTACCTAAGTTTTTTTGATTTGATTTATAGTTTGCGGGATCTTTATATAACATATAAGGTGTTCCCGTTTCAATTTGAGAAGTTAAAATTGCGTCCATTAACTTTCTCGCCTTAATTACTTTTCTTGCCCTTCCTTGCTTTTCATATGATTCATATAACTTAGTGAATTTCTTTTCTTCAGGTGTGTCATATACATCAGATAAACCTGGAGCTTCATCTGGTGAAAATAAAGACCAATCACCATCTTGTTCAACACGTTGCATAAATAAATCAGGTGTCCACATAGCTAAGAATAAATCTCTTGCTCTCATTTCTTCCTTACCTGTATTTTTTCTTAAATCAATAAATTCAAAAACGTCTGCATGCCATGGTTCAAGATAAACGGCAAATGAACCTTTACGTTTTCCTCCTTGATTAATCCAACGAGCAACTTCATTATATGTTTTCATCATTGGTACAATACCATCAGATTCTCCACCAGTTCCTTTAATATATGCACCCTTAGCACGAACATCATGTACATGTAATCCAATACCGCCAGCCCACTTAGAAATGTTTGCAACGTCTTTAATAGTATCAAACAATCCGTTGATATCGTCTCCTTTATTTCCAATTAAAAAACAAGATGACATTTGTGGTCGTTTTGTTCCTGCATTAAATAATGTTGGTGTTGCGTGTGTATAATAATGTTGTGACAAATCATCATAAATTCTTAACGCCATTGATAAATCTCCATTACATATACCTACAGCAACTCTCATGTACATATACTGTGGTCTTTCTACAACTCGTGAACCTATTTTTAAAAGATATGAACGTTCTAATGTCTTAAAACCAAAATAATCAAATTCTAAATCTCTTTCTTGATGAATTGAACCGTCAAGTGATTCTTTATTGTTCATGACAAACTCATAAACCTCAGTTGATATTAATGAAGATTCTTTTCCTGTTTTTGGTTCAATAAAAGAATATAACTCTTTAATACATTGTGAGAATTTTTTTGGTGTGGTTTTATGTAAATTAGAAACCGCCAATCTACCAGATAACTTAGCATAGTCTGGATGTGTTGTTGTCATTGATGCTGCAGTCTCAGCAGCTAAAACATCTAATTCTGTTGTTGAAATTCCATCATATATACCTTGTGTTACTTTTAAGGTAACATATGTTGGGTCAATATATTCTAAATTTAAATCACTACAAAAAATACTTATTCTTCTTGTAATTTTATCATATCTCATTTCCTCAAGGGACCCATCTCTTTTCTTTACTTTCATCTTATATTTAATTTTTTTAAAAATCTACGTCACCAAATGCCGAATCTAAATCTTCGGAACCGTTGTTATTTACTCCCATCTTTTGATATTCTGCAACTCGTTTTTCAAAGAAATTTGTTTTTCCTTGTATTGCAATATTCTCCATGAAATCAAATGGATTTGTAGAGTTATATACTTTTGAACAACCTAACGCAGTTAATAATCTATCTGTTACAAATTCAAGATATTGAGCCATTAATTCTGAATTCATACCAATTAACCTAACTGGTAATGCTTCAAGAATAAATTCTTTTTCAATTTCTAACGCTCCACAGATAATCTCTCTAATTTTCTTTTCACTTAATTTATTTTCAATGTGGTTATTATATAGGTGACAAGCAAAATCACAATGCATTCCCTCATCTCTTGAGATTAGTTCATTTGAGAATGTTAACCCTGGCATTAAACCTCTTTTCTTCAACCAAAATATTGAACAGAATGATCCTGAAAAGAAAATACCCTCAACCGCAGCAAATGCAATTAGTCTCTCAACAAAAGATTCTGAACTAATCCATTTTACCGCCCATTCCGCTTTCTTTTGAATTGCTGGAATTGTATCTATTGCGTGAAATAAATGTAATTGTTCTTCTTTGTCTTTAATATATGAGTCAATCAATAATGAGTATGTCTCACTATGAATGTTTTCCATCATAATTTGGAAACCGTAAAACATTTTAGCCTCAGTATATTGTACTTCGTTTACGAAGTTTTCAGCAATATTTTCATTCACAATACCATCAGACGCCGCAAAAAATGCCAATACGTGTTTAATGAAATGTTGTTCATCTGAATTCAATTTATTTTCCCAATCTGTTACGTCTTGACCTAAATCAATCTCTTCCGCCGTCCATATACAAGCTTGTTGTTGTTTATACATTTTCCATAAATCATTATGTTCAATAGGGAACAAAACGAATCTATGGGGATTCTCCATTAATATTTTCTCTGTCATGTTAATTTATTTAATTTGTGATACTTTTTTTTCTTGTGCCTTTCTGTAGACATCGGCAACTCTATTTTTTCTCTTTTCAACTTCATCTTGTTCGTGACCTAACAAAGTATTTTGTGATTCGGTATCGATTACCAAATATTCGTTATTGAACTTACAGTTTTGAAATACTACACCATCTTTACCAATACGTGATTTAAGCAAAGTTAATGTGGCTAAGTTATGTTCTTTTTGTTCTAACGTTTTACCGATAGATAAAATGACGTGAGCAATTTGTGCTTTCTTAATTGACCCACCCATTTGGTCTCCCGTTACAACTTCACTTGAAATTGATTCACGATTACCTTGAGTTGCGGTCCATATCGCCATTTCAAATTCACCTGTCATTGATTCTAAACTTCTCATTACCGAACCCTCACCCTTCCATTCTTCACCGTTAGTTGATTTATCTGAAGAGATACAATCCACATAATCTAACACCAATAAATCCACTTTAATACCATCTGAATTCATTTTTCTGATTTTATTTTTAATTTCAGAAACTGTAACATTATCACTAGCCAATTTTAATAATTTTAAAGTACCTGTAGAACGAGATTGAGCTTCCTCAACTTTTTCTTTTACCAAGTCTTTAAATTCAGGTTGTTCGTCAGGTGCAATGTCCGACCAAATGGTATAATGTTTTCTTTTAATGTTACCTGGATTATCTTCAAAAAATATTTGAACAACATTATATCCTAAGTTATATGCCGTATTAGCAAACTTAGTAAGTAATGTGGTTTTACCAGTACCCGTAGGAGCCAATACAACCCCCAATTCTCCAATTCCTAATCCACCTTTAAGTAAGTTGTCAACCCCAACAATACCTGTCGGTAATGGGTGTCTAAAATCCTTTTCTAACGCTCCATCAATATCAAAAAACACATCATGAGCTTCATCATTTGTAATACCAATTTGTAACGCCTTTTGAATGATTTGTTCAATTTTATTATACGCCTCAAATTCACCACTTTCAATGATATTTTGAACACTTTTAAGTTCTCTTTTTAAATTTTGTTGTTTACAAAAATTAAGAGCCGTGTCTTTAACATACGCAATTTGGTCTTCATTTTCCTTTATCGATTCCAACGTATCAAGATGTACCTTAGAGGAATCTTTATTACCACCTTCAGCCATAATTTTTTGGGCCAGGGTATTGTAATCGGGAATTCTATTATAGGTCTTATATAACTCTTTAATGTTCTCAATGATAAATTTAAATGAGGCGTTCTCAAAAAATTTAGTTTCTAATACGTCAATTATTGATTCTGCATATTTTTTATCTTCAACTATTGCTTTAATTAGGGATTGTTGAAATGAAAACCCTAAATACCCAAAATTCCTCTCTTCCATGTTTATTTTTTATATATATTTTTAA